TGACCGCCTTGACCGTCCACGTCCCGGCGGAGGGGATAACGAACAGCGCCTTGCCGCTCGTGTCCTTGGCCGTCAGCGTTTTACTGCCGTTCGTGCAAGTGCAGGTCGAACCCGAGGGGTAGGTGACTCGGATCACAGCATAGACGGCGGCGACGGTGATGATACCGGTCGTGAATACGCCTTTTGCAACGGCTGTCTGCGCTGAAGTGCTGGGCGTCACCGTCTTCGCCGCTTGAACCGTCAACTGCTTCGTCGCGGACTTCGTCCCGGCGGCGACTACGCCCGCGGCCTGCGTCGCTGAGGCGGTGATCTTACCTGCAGCGTCGACAGTTATCGCGGGGGTGGCCTGCGTAACGTCGGCGAGGGTGCCGGTCTTGATCTGCTTATCCCCGGCATAGAACTTTTTACCGCTGCGCACATCTGCAGCCTGTGCATTGGCGAGGGCAAGCTTTGAGTTTGTCAAGCCTCCGCCGCCCATGACGCCATTGCCGAATATCTCGCTCATGCTGTCACCTCCGTAATGCTCACTTGCACGGTGATCGCCGCAGTGGGTTTATCCCCGACTGCATAAGCGGTGATAGTTCCGGCGTTGTTGCCAAATACAAGGCCATATCCGCCCTCCATCGCTCCGTTCATAACGGCAGTGTCAGGATTTATATCAATGCGGCTGTTCGCTGTGACGCCGTCGACCGTGACCGTCTGCGAGTACGGCGATGCGCTGCCCGTCCACGATGCGGCCGGGAGTGTGACCGTCGCGGTTTTTATTGCAGGAGCTGCGCCAACATCGGCAGCAGCAAGCGAAACATTGCCCGAAGCGTCAGGCAGTTTTTCGTTAATAGTCGAAACAGAACCGGAGCCATTGAGGCCGTTATATACGCTGAATGTGGTATACTGTCCGTTGTCAAAAGTTATCTTATATACGTCGGTCGTACCTGCCGCATGAGTGCCGGATTGCAGAGTGATCGACGCTATGCCATTGCCATTCGTCACGGTAAAGGTGGAGGTCGTATTATCTGTCAGCGTGACCGTGTACGTGTCAACAAGCCCGCTCGTGCCGGTCTTGGCGATAGACTTTATGCTTGCGCCGTTTGTCACCGTGAACGTGGTACTTGTGTTGTCGGAAAACTGTATTTTATACGTGTCCACAAGGCCGCTGGTATCGGTCTTGGTAACGCTTGTAATGGCGCGCCCATCTGTACCCTTGTCGCCTTTTGCGCCTGTCGCGCCGCGCACTGAGGTAGTTGTAACCGTGGTTTCGTCGGCCATGGTAAAGGTCAGCGTGTAATCATCGTTTAAGGTAATACTATTTATGCCGCCGTGCCCATCGAGCGCCGTTGCAAGGTCACGTATGAGCACTTGCCCAGTCAGTGACTTTGCCTGTCCCGCCTGTTCGAGCACAAATAGATCTGTTGTCGTTACCGACGAAGCGCGCGGGAGCTCAGAAACGGTTTTATCTGCGATAAGTCATCACTCCTTTTCTTTCAGCTGTTCAAGGAGCAGCTTAACGTACACAAGCCGCTCAAAATTTGCCATGCCATCTATGCGCAGGCCATCAAGCACGGCGATTATTGCGTCTATCTTCTCATTCATTGGTCTGCACCTCGCTTGCATACTGCTGTCTCAGCGCGCCGCGAACGCCGCCGGTCGGTTCATTGACGAGGTATTCAAACTTTGTATAATGGTCAAACACCGTCTCTTCGCCGTTTGCCGCAACGTATCGTATTTTCCCGGTTTTCTTCTCGTCGCTGAATATAACCGCGCCCTCTGCAAAGGAAATGCCCGTCAGTGTGACGAAAAGCAGCCCCACCGTGGCGAGACCGCAAAAGCCGCAGTTATATTCGCTGTTGTCTGCGAATATGATTTTATCCATGCTTCCTCCTTACACGAATGTCAAAACGGGGAAAAATTCACCCGAATAGTCTTTTATGTAGCCGAGTGCGACGGTATATCCGTACAATTTAAACAACCTATTCCCCGTAATTCCGCCACTGGTTGCGGTCATTGCGCTTGCCACAGCTGCGCCGGAGAACACATCACCGGCATAATATCCGTTCGCAACGCCGCCGTTGAGATAACCATTTGTGTTCGCGGTCGTTATGGTGTTGTTCCCCACCTGCGAACCCTCGATATATCCCGCATCGCCGCCCACCTGTATTTGGTTCGCGTATACATTGCCGGTAAACGTGCCGCTTGTGGCATACAGATTGCCAGAGCTGTCAACGCGGAATTTGCCGCCGCCAAGAGCTATGCCGTCCGTGCCGATATACACGCCGTTTGTCGTGCCGTACAGCGATGACAGCGCGTTATATATCGCGTTGGCTCCGATGGTAAACCCGTTGGATTTATTGCCTATAAAGCCGCTTGTGGCGGTTATTTTGCCGGTGATATCAACGCCGTCTTTCGTGGCTTTGAACACCTGCTGTCCGTTGCTGGACAGTATAAAACCGTCGGCTGTCAGCGACCAACCGAAGCTTTTATTATCGCCGCCGGTTTGCGTCACCCTCGCGGCAATCTCCGATGCGTGTAACTGCAGCGTAGCGCGCATTTCATTCTCACCGTTTTCCCTTGCCAAGACCTCAGCGGCGATATTATCGGCATTCACGCGGAGGCTCGCGCGGGTCTCCGAGAATTGCCGCGTTACCTTTCTATCCGTCTGCGACTTATACGGGTATTCATGGTCAACGGCGTTATCCTGCGGGGCGGCTATACGCGCCGCCATGAGCGTTGAAAACGTCGTTTCTTTGGTGAAAATACCGCTGAATGCGCCGTTTATGGTCACGCCATCGCCCAGCTCCGCCGCCGGATCAAGCTTTGCCCAATCTGTATCGTATGGCTGATAGCTGTAATCCTTGATGCTTTCAAGGATATCTGCTGCCATCTGCGCCGTTGCCCACGGGCATGACAGCTCTAATACATTGTCACCGTCTCCGGCTTCGACATAGTTGTCATCGTCGATGTTAATAACAACCTTTGTATATTTCGCAAGCGCGGGCGTGGTAGTATACCCCGCCGCGCTGCGCCCGATAAAAACGGAATCAGACAAGTATTCTGTCACCCCCGAACCTGATGGAATATCCGGCGTTGTCAACAAGATAGTGTGTCTCTATGCCTATCTCGTTCAGACGGACGAGCCGGAGCTTGCCCGCGTCGGTCATGATGAAGTTCCCGGCGTACATACCGGCTATAAATCCCAATATCTCACGCAGACTATATCCCGCCGGATACTCGACTATATAACCGCGCTGTATGATGTCCACCGTGCGGGAATCGACCTCCACGCCCATCAGCGCGGCGATAAAGCGCACGGTGTCAATATCGGTCTTTGGCCATGTGTCGATGTCGCCGGTCGTCGGAAAGTCCGTTTCCGCTTTCAGCATAGCGTCATAGCCGTGAAATACTATCTCATCCGTGCTCTCGCCGTCGCTTCTGGTGTCGATATAGTAAATGCCCTTGGGTATCCATTCGCTTTGCTTCTCGGCGTTGCAGACGCGCACATACGGCTTCATAGAGGACATTTTTGCAATCGTCGCTGTCGGCTTTATCATCGTCACGTCTATCTCCGCCGACACACAGCAGCCGATCGCGGGTTTATCGTCGGTGAACACGTGCTGAGTGGTCTTTACCTCTTTCAGCATATTTTCACCGTAACCGCCGCTGTCACTGTCATAGTAAATGCGTGTGCCGCCGAACGTGATATAGTTCTTGCTCTCGTCTATGAGATAGAATTCGTCGCCGATGACCAAGCTTGTTTCAAACCAATGGTCTCCGGCGATTATTTCTTTATACAGTGCGCTCGTTGTCTGCATGGTTATCTCTCCACAAGCGCAAACGCGTCAATTATCCAGCGGTCTTTCCCGTCGCCGAATGAGGTATCTACCGTTGCGCTGCCGGTGCTGCAATACATCGTTGTATACTGCACACCCCCGAGGTACGGGTTTTCGTATACCACGCTGACATATTCGGGCATCAGCGCGGGAAGCACGACGTATGCATCCTCTGTGTACAGCGGCAGAACCGTCGCGTCAACGCGAAATTTTGTCGTTACGCGTGCCCGGTGCATAGTGCCGTCCATCGTGCGCCCTGCGTCCGGGCTGTCGCTGTCCTCGCGTGTGATTTTATACCCGCCGCCCTCGAGATAGGGAAGCATGTCCACGCCGTTCACTATAAGCTTCATTTGCCACGCCCCCTGTTTCTCTCTTCGGTATAGGTGTACATGATTTCTCCAACTTTACGTTTGTCAAGATACACATTGCTCGGCTCGATCTTGCCGACGCTGCCGCCGTTCAGCCGGTCGAGCAGCGCGTCAAGCTTGCTCTCAAGTTCCGGGGATATACCGCCGTAGCCGCCGGAAGAGAACGCATTAGGCGGCGCGACAAAGCCGCCCGCAACGGCGGGCATTCGCATATTCAGCCCGGCGAACTTATCCGTCATGCGGTCAAACATAATGTCGGCAAGCTCGTTTGCAACCATCGTCACCCACTGTGTATTTCGTTCAAGCGGTACAATAGCCTCTTTCCCGGCTTCACCCGCGCCAATAAGCGTTGCGCCGTCAACAATACCGCCTCTCGCATACCACGCCACACTAAGATGTGGTATTTTCGTCAGTCCGAAAAACTGAGCAAGTGCGCCCGCGTCCTGCCACTGCACTTGTATATGCGGCAGGCGCAGCTGCGGTAACTGGAACTGGAAGTTAAACAGATTTCTGATCTTATCAACTATCCCGGATAGCTTCGTTTTAAGCCCTTGGAACTTATCTACAATTCCGTTTATTAAATCTGTTGCAGGCTCGACAGTTAAATGCTTTACTTCTTTAAGAATTTCCAAAATACCGTCGTCCCAAAGCCACTTCTTTACTTGAGGTATCCACTTGTTATCAAGATCGAGATTGTTTATAGTCATCGCGAGCAATATTCCCATTGCTGCGCCAAGAGCCGCCCCCGCTGGGCCGCCGACACTAAAACCGATAACTCCGCCAGCTAAACCGCCCAGAACGACAGCGAACTTTTCAAGTAGCGTCGATTCCGACCAGTTAGACGCGACTTCAACACCAACATCGCGCACAGCGAGGGCAAGCCCCACACCAACCGTCGCTCCGATTGCCGCGCCAGCAAAACCGCCAATAGAAAAGCCAATCAGACCGCCCGCAACTCCCATAAGCAGTAACAGCAAGCTTTTGAATATCTCGTTCGCACTTAGCTTGCCGTCGTGATCGAATATAAGGGAATCGGCGATGAGTCCAATAGTCAGACCTGCAAGCGTGCCAACAATAGCGCCGGGTACGCCGCCAATCATAAAGCCCATCACACCACCGGCAAGCCCGGCAAGTCCGGCAATAATCTTCTCGGCGATTTGTTCGCCGGTAAGGTCGTTCCAGTCGAGAAAAACATCTTTGAACGAAAGAGCAAGCTTGCCAGCGAAAGAATCCATGTTGACGGCTTCTTCCACCCAATCAAAAGCATCGCCAGCGCTGCCGCCTCCACCGCCGCCGCTGCCGCCGGTATCGGTATCGTTCATTACGTTCAGCGTATCAATGCCCATGAGCTGCTTTTTCGCCTCTTTGGCATTGTCCGCCGCGCCTCCGAGGTTAGACGACAGCTTCCCCGTGTTCGCTATGGCTTTCTTGAACGTGCCTTTCCCGCTCAACATCGCGAAAAACTGTGCTATGGCGTTTACCGCCGTTGTGAGCCAACCTATGAGCGTTTTAAGCACGGGTAGCACCGCGGTCAGAATTGGTGCAAATGCAGCGCCCCATGAGGCTTTCAGCCCGGCAAGCGAGGCTTTGAGGCTGTCAATATTGGCTTTCGTCTCCGGGTCGTTTTCGGCAAATGCCTTTACCGCCTCAATGGTGTATTGTTTCAGTTTGCGGAACAGCACATATAGCGTACGAATGCCGATACCGTACTTGAGTATGCTTTTCACGCCGCCCTGTATGGCAGACTTCGCGCCCTCCATAGCGGCCTTGATATCCGCGCCTTTAGCAGCGTCGGTTATCTGCTTCGTCAGCTCACCGGCGCGTGTCTGTGCTTTTTCCAGCTCTGCCGTCTGATCTTTAAGGCTCGTGAGTATTTTAGTGTCGGCGGCTTCAAGCTTCTGCGCCTCCTGCTCCTTGGCTTGCATGATTTTTTCTTGCGCTGCAAGCTCAGCTTTTATTTCCGACTGTCGTTGCAGCTCAGCATAAAATGTGTCGGGGTCTGTTAATCCCTCCGGGCTGGTTTTGTACTCACTCTCCGCAAGCGCGGCTTTAAGCTTCTCCACGCGGTTATATGCCTCAACTGCTGCGTCCTGCGCCTCTTTCAACTGCTCGACAATGGGCGTGCGGGCGTTCTCTGCCTTGGCTATACTGTCTTTCAGCTTACCGATTTTACTCTCAAGCTTATTTAATTCCTTGGCGGCTTGGCTATCGTCAATTTCCACCGGGAATCTCAATTCAGTTGCCATTTATCCGCCTCCTGTCCATTTCTTCAACATTTCTTCATCTTCCGCCGTGTATTTTTGCGGAAGAATTACGATTTCTCGATTCTGCCGTAACCATTCTCGTTCGTACTTCTCAAGCTTCTTGCCCTTTGCCAGTTTGGAGCGGATATTGACAATCTGTGAGAACGCGCAGTCACCGCCGATCTCCATATATGCGCCCATGAACGTCCACCAGTGGAGATATTCAGCTGACCGGCACTCGTAGCCGAGAACACGATTTACCGGCGCGATGATGTACGGGAAATCTTTTTCCCAATCCACCAGACGTGCAGTTTTCTTTCCGTGCGGCTGCCCGAGGTCGATAAACCAAAAGCATTTTTCAAGTGCCTCCGAGTAATCCGTCAGCTTTTCCCATTCGGGGAAAATCGTCTCTATCGTCGCTTCTGCCTTGTCAGCGTCGGAGAAATCCGGGTCGTTCAAGACCTCTATAAGCTCGAGTATGACCCTGTAATCCGTGCGTATGGCATGGTCAACGCCGCCTACTTCAAGCGACATAGGCAACGAATACATCATTTTTTGAATTTAGCGAGATACTTTTGCAGCTTCGGATTCGTGGCTTTTTTCTCTGCCGTGAATGTGTCGTCCATGTTCTCTATGAGGCAAAGCATGAGGTTACACCACACCGGCAGACCGCCCGCCATTGCGTATACGTTCATACGGCCGTAGAGTGGCGTGCACACATCAAAATCAAAAAGCCCGTTAATCAGCCCGCGCATATCCGCGTCCATCGCGCGGGCGGTTGCAAAAACGGTCTTTGCATCGGCTTCATTTTTGAGCGCCGCTTGATATTTTTCCTGCTGCTTGTCCATAGCGTCGAACGCATTAAAAACGCGCTCCACAAAATCTATATCGGTAAGGTTAAGCCATACCGAAACTTTATTGTTAAGCGACATCTCCTGTACGCCGTCATCGGGCGTAAAAACAAGCTTATCCGCCATAATTCCCTCCTTAAAAAGTAAAGGGCGCGTATTACCGCGCCCCTGTTGATTATGCTGCCGCCGGTGTAAACTCGATTGCGCCGTCACTGCCCTTGGTAGCGCTGCCGATAGTGCGCTTGCCGCCGTAGGTAACGTTGATAGGCATACCGACGCTGCCGCCGCCCTCACCGCCGAGACCTGTTACCTCGACCATGCAGGCTTCATAGCGTTCGGCGAAGCCCGCGTAAGTGTGGACAATAAGCATGTCCTGCGCCGCGAGCGCCATAGCGTCCTGATCGACAACTGCCATCTTCCATATCTTCTGCTGCGCGGTGTCGCCGCTGTCCAGCTCGCACGGCTCAAAGCTCTGCGTGATAACAGGCTTCTTCATCGTGCCGTAGGTATCACCGAGAATGTCTTTCTTGCTCTCGGTGTTCCAGTCGTATTCCTCGGAGCTGTCTTCAACGCGCTTGCCGATAACCGACCATACAGGTGCAGTGCTTGTGCCGGTGTTGAGGTACGCAAGCAGCAGCTCGCGGGCTACGGTCTGCCCCGCAGTCGTGGTAAATGTGTATTCCGCCATTAAATCACCTCGTAAGTTAAAGTTAAAAGGACTTGATGTATTTCCAAGTCTCCGTTAAGTCGGTCAAAAAAAGCAGCCCCTGTGTCCCTCGTGACGTTGCGAACGCGCAACCCATCTGGGAGCAGCAGACTGTTTTGATTTTCAACCGCCCATGCGGCGTATTTGTTCAAGATTTCATCCGCTTCCATGCGTTCATCAGCGTTTTGCGCTGTCGTCGCGTAAACAATCTTGAACTGGAACTGTGCGAGATAGCCCCCGCAGATATACTTTCTAAGCTTATACGGAGCTTGGATTTGTGCCAATGAGAGACCGCCGTCCTCGCCGATCCACTCATATTCGATTTTGCTTAAAGGTTTATCCGGGAAACCGTTGAGCCACACGCGGACGGCACGTTCAACGCTTTTGCTCTCCGCCGCGGCTACTAATTCCCTCGTTTTTTGTTCATTCCCCAAGGAAACGCTTCACCGCCCTTTCTGCGTCGCCAGCCCACTTTTCGGCGTTCTTTGCGTATGACGCTTCCATCCAGCGTGATTGCGCCTTTGAGTGCATATCCGTTGTGAAAACAAGATTGCGGTCTGTTTCGATGAGCTTCGTACCCTTTTTATAGCGCAAGCCCACGCCGGGGATGTACATAGGACCTTTGCCGGTCTCACGGTTGACCATGACCCGGCCACGCCATAAATAGTGGACTTGGTCGCCGGTGTATACGACCTCGTTTTTATCCACGCGTGTGTTGTTGGAGAAAACGCCCGTTTTCGCCGGGACAAACAGTCTCGTATCTTTCATCACGTCTTTCGCTAGTTCAACCTCAGCCTGTTTGCAAGCCTTGTGAAACTCCGTGCCGGAGATGGTCTTGACGTAGAGGATAACTTTCACTTGCCGCCCACCTGCCAGTGCTGCATTTCGCCGCCGAAGTCGCGCACATCGACCGTCGAGACGTCATATGCAAAGTCGTATACCTGTCTCAGCTCTTTAAGACTCATCATTTCGGAGACCTCGCCCTTGACAAAGTATGTGGACGTGGAATTGCTCTGCCCGCCGCTGTCGAGCGTCCATAGGCTCTGTTGGTCTTTCGCCGCATAGAACACTTTCGGGTCAACATACGTTTTCTTGTCTCCCGTGGTGCTGACAGCCTCGACGGAAAACGGGATATACAGTGTCGCCGCGTCTGCGTCTATCAAGCCGGTTTTTGCTACGTTCGTTCCCTTGGACACATCCAGCAGCACCCCGCGCAGGATGGTAACGCTGTATCGCATTTTCAAATCATCATCTTCGTAAGAGTTAAAGACCGTGACAACATGAGGGAACACAGCACCCACCTCCCCGATATAAAAGCCCAGTGTGCCCGAGATACTGCATTGCGATACCGGCCAGCGTCTCACGCGCCGCCGCCGCCGTCTCCGTGCCGCTCTTGTATGTCTTGCTCCAAGCGCCCACGGTCTGGCTTTGCAGCTCGCCGCCGCTCATGCTCTGCGCCTGTGCGTTCTCGATAATCTGATACTGTTCAGCAAGCGCACAGCAGCACATTTTCAGCTCGTCGCCGGTGTAAGTCTTGGCCTTGCCGCGCGTGTAATAATCCAAAAAGGAGCTTGCCCGCGTCGATGCACGGGCAAACTCCTCTTCAGTTAGTGCGCTGCCGAGATAGGTGGTCGTGTAATATATGTAATCAGCATACATCACGCTCACCCCCGGTTATCAGGTCTGTGCCGTAACAGTTGCGTTACCGGCGTTCTGCGCCTTGCCGGTTGCATCAGCCTCAACGATGGTTATCTTGTGGCCGGTCGTTGCGGTGATGTCACTGTGACCGTCCCAGTCGTTCCACTTGCTGACATTCTGCCCATAAGTGACGGCAGGTGCAGTGCTTGCGGCGGTCTTATACTTATAGACGTTGGTCGCTTTCTCCTTGGCCGGGGTTACGGTGATAGCAGTTGCACCGCTTGCAGTGCCTGCCGCAGACTGCACAGTCAGCGCGCCAAGAGTAGGCGTAGTGTCGACGTCGACAACGGCGATACCGTCTATGTACTCGGCGAACAGAGTAACGCCCATGATCGCGTAGGCCTCAGACACGGCAGTGCTGTAATTGCCCTGAGTGTGGAAGCCCAGCAGCGGAGTTTCGCCGTCGACGGTGTACTCAAGACCGGCACGGGCAAAGTCGCTGTCAGCGGGATCGACGTAGTACATCACGATGTTTTCGACCGGAGTAGCAATAACGCGCCCGCGCGGAATTTCGCCGTCAGCAAGCAGGAACACGGTATCGTAGCCCATGAAGTTCTTGATATAATTGAAACCGAACTCGCTCTGTACGGTTATCTGAGCATTGCCGAGATAGTCATACAGGTCAAGGACGTTGACAAAGCCAACGACCTTAGACGCGGTGCGGTGCATCTGCTTGAACTTGTTGACAACGCGCCCCATTGCCATTGCAAGCGCTTTCTGCCAGCTGGTTTCCTCGGAAGCCAACTCACCGCCGTTGAGGTACTTGTAAAAGCGGTCGGTAACATTGGACTGGAGCTGATAGAGAAACTCTTCGTCGGTCATCTGAACGGCGACATCATAGCCGTTATCTTTGATAGCCTCGATAGAGACGGCTTTGGAGAACTTCTCGATAGTGATGGTCGCATAGTCCTTAGATTTAACTTCCGCCTTGCTATAAGGGATCGTTTCGCCCTCGCCGATGTTACCATCCTGCAGGGTAACAGTTGCGTACTTGGACTTGAGCACCGTGCCGGGGGCTTTCTTGATAGGGCGCATGATACCGAGGATTTCACGCAGATACTCCCAGTTGCGCCCGAAGCGGGTTACAAAGTCAATTTCTCTTGCCGCTACGGAAATATCGGCAGATTTAGTAAGATTTTCTTTAGCCATAAGTTATCCTTTCTGAAACAGTTCATAGTTTTCAGCAATAGCTTTCTGACGTGCCGCAGCGTCCTTGATTTCAAGAATCTGCTTGCGCGTCATTCCGCCACCGCCGTTTTCCAGAGAAGCGCCGGTATCAACGCGAGCACGGCGCGGCTTGTAATCCTTGAGGTATTCATCCGCTGCCGTTTCAAAAGTCACGTCGTCCGTCACTTTCTGCGCGATTTTGAAGACATAGTAATCAATGTCATCCGCCTTAACGCCTTTACCGGTCAGGTACTTTTCACGCTCATACTGCGTGTTCTTGGCCGTCAGCTCGTCAAGCGACTTTTTCAGCTTGCCGTTGTCGTCCGTAAGCGCCTTGATCTTGTCCGCTTCGGTCTCCTGTGCTTTCTGCCATTCGCGGTACTTGGTAAGCTCCTCCGGAGTAGGCATACCCTCGCGCTCGCGCTTGAGGCGTTTGTCAATGATCTTGTCAACTTCTGCCTGAGTAAACGTTCGCTCAGTCTGATTAGTCTCGGTGCTGCCGCTATTTTCGGTTGCGTTTCCGTTTATGATCTCTTCTGCCATTGGTAATCCCTCCGTTTACCGCCCGTCGGCGTATTCCGTTTTATGCCCGTCGGCATATCAAAAAGTGGCTATCGCATTTCTGCAATAACCACTGAATGAACTATGGAGCTTCCAACAGGACTTGAACCCGTAACCCGCCGCTTACAAGGCGGCAGCTCTACCATTGAGCTATGGAAGCATTATGGCGGCGCAAGCGGGGCTTGAACCCACAATAACGGCGTCAAAGGCCGTTGTGTTACCATTACACCATTGCGCTATATGTTGCATGGCCGCTGTTGAGCAGTAGCGACGCGGTATTTATATCCTCCACCGCTTGGGGCATAGAAAGGAAAAGAAAGGAAAAGGAGGTGTATTGCTCTCTGTCATGCTTTTAGCTGCATCATTTTAAGGCTTTCAGCAGTGCTTTAGATTCATCCGCGCCGAACTCCGGGATGTTTCCCCGCTCGAGCTGTTCACGCAGCCCTGCCGCCTTGCTGAATGTGTGGTATTTGTCGTTTAGGCGCTTATAGCGTACCGCAAGGCTTGTGTATTCCTCGTCATCGCCGCGCGCCTTGGCGGCTATTGCCTCGCGCTTGACCTTGCGCAGCGCCGTTTCAATCTGCCGCTGTTTCTGCGTCGCTTCGTACATGGTGTATTTCCTGCCCTCGAACTCAAACGGCGGCGGATCAAGGTTTTCTAACTCTTCGTCGGTATATGTCCGCTCTGAAACGCCCTCAACCCACGCATGGTACAAATGACGACAGTTGACTCCGCATAGGCCGTCCACTTGACCAAGCCCGCAGACTTCGTATATCGACGGGTATTTGTCTTTTGCATATATCGAATACACGCGGCCTTGCCATTTCTTGTGGCTGCTCCACAGATTAGGATAATCCTTATCACGTGCGCCCCTGTGTGCTGTGACCTCTCTATAAGGCGTATTAAGCAGCTCGGCGGTCTGCTCGCTATACTGCCGTGACAGCTGCGTTACCCCCGTCATAACGGCTCTGCGCGCGGCGACGTCAACGCGGTTATGCCATCCGGAAGCGTACTCTATGTACTGCACTCCGCTGTCTGTGAGCTGCTTTGTCGCCTCTCTGATAGCCACGTTATAGCTAATACCGCTCTGCACTTTCATAAGCGCATCATCAAGAACGCGCTCATACATACCGTCGAGATCAAGCATCTGGACACGCCCGGCTACACGCACCGCAAAGCCCATTGTGCGTGTGATGTTGCGCAGCTCGCCGCTTGTCTGTGCGGCTATGGCAGCTATTGTGCTGTCGAACGCTGCGCGGTTAAAGCCCGTCTGATTCGTTACGACAGCATCAAAATAACGCTGATTCTCGCCCAGTGCGGTACTCCAAGCCTTAGAGAACTCCGCGTCGGTGAGTTTCAGCGTTTTCTTGATGTATTTATTGATGTTGTCGAGGTCATAGCCGTTCTTCAACAGCTGCTTTATATGCTGGATCGTCGTTGCCGTCGCCGTCTCGTTATACTTGAACCGGCTGCATATATCGGCTATGAGGTAATCGGCGAGCCGTTCATAAAGAACGACGATAGCCTCCGGAAGCTCCTGCATGAACTCCGGCGTAATAGGATACTTCGGCATTACTCATTTTCGCCTGATACAAGGCTTTCCATCTTTGGCAACGCTGCCTTTGCGGTCGCCTCATCCTCGTTCATGTGCTTCATGCGGAACTCATACGGCTGCATAATGCCCATCTGCACCATACGCGCATCACGGTTAAACTCGGTCTCCTTATCCTCGATTATCGAGTCATCGAAATCAATGCTGATCTGCACATTCTCATCTAAACCAGCATCCATGTATGTGTTCCCAAGTCTTAAAACCGTTCGCGTAAGCTCTGTGAGGACGCTCCGAAGTATGATCTCATGCTTCGTTATCGTGCGGTACATCTCGCTGTTCTCGCTGATAATCTGCGTTGCTGTTGATACGCTGCCGTTATCATAACGGTAGTGGTTTTCGCCAAATCCGCAGTGGCTTGACAGTATATTAAGCATATCCTGCATACCAGCGTTGTGCGCCGCCGCTCTGATCTCCATGTTTGTTTCATGGATAATTGAGCTCGGATCGCTATCTTCCGGCAGGACGTAGAATGTGACGTCGTTTGGGTCAAAGTACGGATTGCCGTCAATGTTCTTAACCGCCTCCGGCTTGACCATGATACGCTTCTTGCCAAGTACGAACTCATTCACGTAGCTGTCATAGGCTATATCACAAGCCTTGAGCTGATCTATGGCGTTCGCATACACGGCTATGCCCAGCGGAAGCGTGTTGTCGTAGTTGTTGACGATGTTCAGCCGGTCGATGACAAATAGCCGCTTGTCGCTGCCCGTCTCGACCGTCTTAGGGACATTTTCAAAGCCCCTTATGCTATGCATATCAATTTCCGTGACGCTCTCTTTGTCGAGCTTTAGCAGCGCGTTTTCGATTCTATACTTGCCGTCGACAAGGTGATGAATCTGCACGTAGGCATAATCCTGATCGTCTGTATAGACGTGTGAAGCAAAAGCACATTCCGTTATCTCGCGGTTCTCCCACGTGATAGGGTATATCCTGTCGCCGGTCACATAGTCCATCTTTATCCCGTCAGCCTCGCCGGTGAGTGTTCCGGTATCGCTGTCAATAGCCGCGCCGACTATACGGGGGATGTATGCAGTAGTGCCATAGCAGCTTTTCAGCTCCTGCATTTCGGATATGCGCACATCAAAGTTGACCTTTGTGCAGAAATCGTCCCAAAACTCTTGTTCTTTCTTGCCCTCAAGAGTTATTTGTACTTTTTCGTTCATCAATAGGTTTGCCCAGTCTTCGCTGACTTTCTTAGCCATACCCATTGAAAAACGTTCGCACTCGACTTTTCCGCCCTGTCCCGTGCTCACCATGTAATCATGGAATCCCTTGACCTTGCCGTCATACCATGACTTCCACTGTTTAATTTTGCTATAGAACTCCGCCGGAGCTGTTTTATACCCTTTGTCGTTAAGGTACTGTATAATCGTCATGCGTTACTCCCGAACTTATTAAATACGCGCTCAAGTGAATAGCGCGTCGCGTCGATGGTGTGGTTATTCTCGTCGGGATAACCGCTCATAACATCGCCGTCCTTGTTTCTCTCAAACTCATAGTGTAAGAACTCTTTATAAACTCTCGGCGTTCTCGCGGGGTCAATAACAAGCTTGCGGCTTTGTAGCCACTTCATGCCATACTCAACGCTGCCGGGGCCTTTAACTGCAAGCTTCGCCGGAAGTCCCAAGCTTCTAAAGTCATTAACCGACTTCGGTTCTGCACTATCGCAGGTTATATAGGCATCGTCATAGCCTTTTTCTTTGAGCTTCTTCGCGTTTTCCTCGTTGCTGGTCTTGTTATTTACTATCTCGTCAATAAACGTGATAGTCTCGCGCGTCCTGTCGTAGTTCAGCCGCACGAAAGCGAACGGATCGGGATACCAACCCCAGTCTGCCCCCTGATAGATATGGTCAAACCGGCTGATTTCCTCATCCGTGATTGTCCTGATTTCAATGTTGTCAAATACATTGCCGCCGTCGCCGTTTGGTATGCCCATGTACTCATGTTCATAGGCTTTCGGGTCGACTGTTTTAAGGTGATCGGCATCATCTATGAACTTTTGCCCTAACCACTCCGGCGGTGCATCAATATACGTCGAGTGATGTACTACTCTGTTAGGGTTAGGCTCACGCAGCTCTTTGTTTACCCAGTTATCGCGGCTTTTAGGCGGGTTATAGCTTGCAAAGTCATACGACAGTGCGCCGCCGCGCAGCACCGATTGTTTTACGCTTCGTTCTTCCTCTGCGCCGCTCAGTTGGTCGCGCTCTTCTATCCAGAGTATGCCGATGTAACCAAACGGCGGCTTTATCGACTTTAGCTTGATAGGATCGTCACACCCGCGAAAGTAAATGATCTGCCCAGTCTTTTTATAGACTATCTCTATCGGGTTTGCCTTACACTGAAACTCATCATCAAG